GTAATATACATAATATGCCATGCACGCCATTATAAATATAATCAACGTGCAGCCAATTACATGCACCATTACGGTATTTGGCACTTGTGATAGCATTGACTTAAAACGCAACGTTTGTGCCTTTAATTGATCGCCAACATCCTTAAATCCATCCGACACCGTTCCTCCTTCTTCACTCATATTCGATTCGATTAAATAGATAGTCTAAAGCTTATATTTTGTATATATAATTTAATTATGTTAATTATCATAATTATGATAAATAAATTGTTTTTAATTATAATTATTTAGAATCAAGAATCTTATATATATAGTTTATATCAACACAATTAATAACAAACTCGAATGGCAGGAGGTTTATTAAATCTGGTAGCATATGGAAATCAGAATGTTATATTAAATTCAAATCCCAAAAAGACCTTTTTTAAAACAACATATGCAAAATATACAAATTTTGGACTACAAAAATTTAGAATTGATTTCGACGGTCAAAAAAATCTGAGAATGTCTGAAGATTCTAAATTTACATTTTATATTCCCCGTTATGCTGAACTGCTCATGGACACGTACCTTGTTGTCACATTGCCGAACATTTGGAGTCCGATTTTACCACCCCAAGCGTGCGGCGAGTCTTGGACTCCGTACGAATTCAAATGGATCGAAAATGTGGGAACGCAATTGATTAAAGACATTACAATTTCAGTTGGAGGACAAACTCTTCAAAAAATTACGGGCGGCTATTTGCTGGCTCTCGTTCAAAGAAATTTCAACGGGACGGAGCGTGATCTCTATAACCGAATGACCGGAAATATACCAGAACTAAATAACCCCGCATATTCGGGGACAAATAAAGGGCACTATCCCAATGCATTTTACAATTATACCAATGATCCAGCCGGAATCGAGCCGTCTATACGATTTAGAAAACTCTACATCCCCATAAATGCATGGTTTACCATGAGCAGCAAAATGGCATTTCCGCTAGTTGCTCTGCAGTATAACACGCTTCAAATTGACATCACGCTTCGCTCCATAAGAGAGCTATTTGTCATTCGAGACGTTTCGAATCCAAATACGAATGAAAACACGGTGCCATCATATTTTCCCGAATACACAACTCCAAATTATATTCAGCCCAATTTTAACGATAATTTACAACAATTTTATCGATTTAATCAACCCCCTCCCAACATTGAATTGAATTATGGAAATTCAACTCGAGGTGACTGGAATGCCGACGTTCATCTCATGTCAACTTACGGGTTTCTTTCTGCAGACGAAGCAAAACAATTTGCATCCATGCCGCAACAATATCTCATTAAATCGGTATATGAGTGGAACTATGAAAATGTAACCGGAAGTCGTCGCGTGTGGCTGCAAAGCACTCTCGGAATGGTAAGTAGCTGGATGTTTTATTTCCAACGGAGTGACGCGTATTTGAGAAACGAATGGAGTAATTATACAAATTGGGCTTATGATTATAAACCGGTCGGAATCGTTCCCGCCCCCATGGGACAATGCGACCCCGCATCAAGCGGGTGCATTCCAACGTCAAACGATCAACCTCTGGATTGGAACCCGCCGCCGTGCAACGATCCCTTGATAGAAGGAAATTATGGTCCCGGCTGGAACCCCGCGTTGAATGAACCCACCGGTCTTTTTATCACGCAGTCATTTAGCGTCGAAAACCAAAAGGACATCTTGTTGAATTGTGGCATTTTATTAGACGGAAAATACAGAGAGAATGTTCTAGATGCAGGAATTTATAACTACCTCGAAAAATATACAAGCAGTCGCGGTTCTGCACCTGATGGTTTATATTGTTACAACTTTTGCCTGGATACAGAGCCAACTGATTTTCAGCCATCGGGGGCGATAAATGCAAGCAAGTTTTCGACGATTGAGCTCGAATTTACTACATTTTATCCGCCGCTGGACCCGAGCGCGAATTTCTTGACAATTTGTGACCCGGAAACCAATTTTCCGATTGGTGTGAATAAGCCGACGTGGAGAATCTACGACTATAACTATAACTTGACGGTTTTTGAGGAGAGATTCAATATGCTTACATTTGTGGGCGGAAATTGCGGGCTCATGTATGCAAGATAGGCGAAGATGGTAAAGAAAGTTATTTTATTATAATATAAATTTATATTGCGTTAAATTATAACAGTTAAAATATGCCGTCGTCTAAATATAAATCACCTGCGAGTTCAATGTACATGGGATTTTCAAACACAAACCAGATGCCTTCAAGTAGACCTAACCGGACCGGAGGAGGTTTTGTAGCAAACAGAAGAATGTTTTTGTTTTATACGGGACCAACTGGTACCATAGGAGCAACTGGTACCGCGGGTGGACCAACTGCTGCCAGAGGAATTGGTGAGACGGTTGACGCAATTATTGGACCAACTGGTGTCGCGGAACCAGGTCAATATGGTAAATAAAATTATTTTATTAGAATATAATTTTATATTGCGTTAAATTATAACAGTTAAAATATGCCGTCTAATGATAAACCACCTGCGTACCCAATGTACAAGGGAAATCCGCCACCAAAAACAAACCAGAAGGCTTCAAGTAGACCTAACCGGACCGGAGGAGGTGTAGGAACATTTACTCCTAAACCTACACTCGCGCTACCCCCGACGACAACAACAACAACATGCCCCCCGTGCCAATTTGGTGATTATGCACAAAATTATGGTGGGCAATGGTATATATTTAATGATGGAATAATTTTACCTTGTCAAACTTTAACTATTCCTCAAGGTCAAACTGTCATATTTTATGGTACGATAACAATTCAAGGCACCCTCATTAATAACGGTACCATTATTATAGGCGACTCCATTGACACTCAAAGTCTTGTAAACGCCCCAGGCGGAACCATTAACAACTATGGCGCCATAAAGATTATTTCGCTCTCCACCTTGAACAACTATGGCACCATTAACAATAGTAGTTCTTCCATTACAAACACTGGACGCCTACTAAATGTTGGTACCATTACAAATCCAAGCGGCTCCCAAATTATAAACAATGGAAATTTCACTTCCTCCGATAATCTTTCCTCATGTAACAATTTTGAAAATGCTGGAACAATTATTAACAACGGCGTTTTGACCAATAGTGCGAATAGCTTTTTTGTAAATGACCCGGTCGATCTAGGAGGACAACCACCCCACCCATCCACTATTAAGAATGGTCCAGGTGGAGTTTTTACCAATGCAGGTATGTTTGTAACCAACACCCCCACTACCCCCTTCGCTAGCAACGGTCCCTTCGCTAACAACGGTGGTACCTATTCAAACAATGGAAACGTTTATAGGTTTTATGATCTTAGTCAATCGCAAGCATTCAATTCTCAGTATTTGACTAACCCATGAGCAAGTAATTAATTTAATTAATTTATATTTTATTTTATAATTATATATTAATAATAATTATAATTATAAAATAAATTTAAATATAATGACATCATCATCGTTTTTAAATGGAACCACGCCAATTAACGCATTATTTTCATCATTTTCATCATTCTCATACAAAGAACCATTTAGTATTTTTTCTTCAACCGACGCATCCGGAAACCCGACAACTGACGCATCGGGAAACTCATCATCCGGACTATTCGGAAGCATGGGAAACATGTTTTCTTCTTCTTCTTCTTCTAGTGACGCATCTGGAAACCCGACAACGACAACTGACGCATCTGGAAACCCGGCAACAACAACTGGGTCCGGAATATTCGGAAGCATGGGAAGCATAGGAAGCATGTTTTCTTCTTCAACCGCCGCAACAACTGACGCATCTGGAAATCCGATACCAGCAGCAACAGCAACGGCAGCGCCAACAACCGATGCAGCAGGAAATCCAATAACACCCGATACAAATACAAACCCGTCCATTACAACTTATACCGCATTCTTTCAAAGCTTATTCTATTTATTTGTTCAGATTTGTATTATTGGATATTTAGGGGCATCGTTTTTATGTTTAGTAAAAATGTCAAAGAAGGAATTAACCGAATATATGCCGTCTGACATTAACTGGTACCCTTATTGCAGTCCAGATGGAACGCAAGAATTCGGCGTGAAAGAAGACCCAATATACTCATATGGATTTCCATATAATTTATATTGCGACGCAAATGATGACGAAAAATGTGTTAAAACATGCAAAGTTATAAAAAGTGAATTACGTGACCCCGACGCATTTGTGGAATACACGCCGTTTGCTTTTTGGCTGTCGCTTTCTATGAAAAATACGTATGCAACGTTTCGGGCATTTATTAAAATGATTTGCATGAAAATGGGTAATTTGCTGAGTCAAGACAAGTACGACACGTATGGAATATTAGAAAATGTAATGATGTTTTCCGGATTAATATTAATGTACATTGTCATATTGTACGGCGGTTTCATCGGGTTTTTCATGACATATGTATTTCAATTCTATAACAGCGGATTTATAATGAGCGGGTTTGCATGGACCCTTGGATTATTTTTATTATCGTGGATACCGCCATTTTTCAACTTTTTCGGATTTATATTTCAAGCACTAATACTGTTTTTATGGATTCCGTTTACCCAAAATACAAATTATCCGCCACCAAATGAAAACAAAAACACCAAGGTTGTTTTTGAAATATTTAAGAGGAAGAAAACGCTGCTCGTTTTACTATTCAGCATTGGCATGATAATGAACGCATTCAAATACTTGACGGCGTATGAACCATACTATGTTTTAACGGCGGTTGCCATGTTTTTATTTAATATGTATGCGAACTCATCTAAAGATATGTCGCCTAGTTAATCTATTATATTTGTATAAAGCTAACTTCATGACTTCATCATTAGCGCCATTCGTAAGCGTTTGCACACCCACATTTAATAGAAGACCGTTTATTCCAACGCTAATCAAATGTTTTGATAACCAAGATTATCCAAAAGACCGAATGGAATGGATCATTGTTGATGACGGCACGGACAAAATTGAAGACGTCGTCGCCGACCTCCCGCTTGTAAAATATTTTAAATTTGATGAGAAAATGCCTCTCGGGAAAAAGCGCAACATTATGCATCAAAAGTCGCGCGGTTCCATCATTGTTTATATGGACGACGATGATTATTATCCGCCGGAGCGCGTTTCGCACGCGGTAGAAATGCTCGTTAAACACCCGGAAGCGCTCTGTGCCGGAAGCAGCGAAATGTATATATATTTTAAAGACACCGACCAAATGATACAATTTGGACCTTATGGTCCTAAACATGCAACCGCAGGCACATTCGCATTTCGCAAAGAAATGCTTCGCGAACACACATACAATAATCACGCGTGCTTGGCAGAAGAGCGCGAATTTCTTAAAGGATACACGGTTCCATTCGTTCAGCTGGACCCGATGAAAGCAATTCTGGTTTTTTCGCACCGACACAACACGTTTGATAAACGCACCCTGCTGAATGATCCGTTCAGCGACGTCATGCGCTTATCTGATAAAACGGTTGGCGATTTTATAAAGGATACGGATGCGGATTCGAAGAGCATTACCGATTTTTTTATGAATCTTGAAAACGTGCTAATTGAATATCCACCAGGAGAGCCGGAAATGAAACCCGACGTTGTCAAAGAAACGCAAATGCTAGTAAAAAAACGAGACGAAATGAAACAAAATGCAATTGAACAACACCGGAATCAGCAGCAGAAACAACAAGAACTAAAAAAAAAACAATATGACGAGATCGCAAAGACAAATCCCGAAATTTTTCAACGAATTCAAGCTCAACAACAACAAATTCACGCATTGCAAGACGAAAATAATATAATTCAAAATGAAACGCACCACCTACAAGTTCAAGTTGGAAAATTAAAAGAACTTTATTCAAAGGTAATTCAAG